ATTGAAAATTTCTGATCCCTTTTAGACAGCTTATCTAATTTCGTCTCTAAGACAATCTTGTTTCTGATGTAGTCTTTTATTGAGCAATCTGATGAACCTCCAATAGATCTTGGAAGTATGGGAGTCAAAATACTGTCTTTTAAAGTCCTCAGGTTGTTTGGACTTATGTACAATCTTTCAAATTTCCTTTTCACAACCATCCTCTTGATTGGAGTGACCCTTTGTATTGCTATTCTACTCATGAATTCAACAAGTTTCTCACTGTTGATTGAGTCATTGGTCATCTCTGTCAGTTCTGGATAAGTATCAAAGTAGAAAAACTCATCGTCAAATCTTATCACCCCTGAATCACAAGAAGTTCTTTCATGATAAGTGTTTGCAAGATTGAATATGTCTCTCTTGGAGAATCTCTCTTTTTTCATGGTGAAGCTGTAAAAATCAGAATTTGTTGTAAATATATCTGAATTCAAAGGGGTTTGACCAAACAGATATCTATATGCAGATTGCGTGTATGAATCATCTGATGACTCTCTTTGTTCATTTGAGATGAGAACAGTTATAGGAGTGGAAAAGTCAGATAAGAGAGGCAAGAAGTCTTCATCATCGAGAGATTCTAGAAATTCATGTATCTTCCTTTTGTTTTTGTGAGGTTTTCGTCTAATGTCAATTATTCCTGACCTTGTCATAGACATTATGTCATTCTCTATCGTTTCTCCCACAACTATTCTTGAGCTTGGTTTCTTCTCCAATGTCAATACGAAATTGTAATAATCTTGATCTGTCATTCCTTCAAGGAGATAGTTCCTTTTTTTGAAAGTCAATGGACTCAACTGAGTGCTGAGGACAGGATTTATTTCTGGTATTCCAAAAAGCTCATATGGTAGACTGAACATTTTAGTCCCCAATGATCTGTAGAGAAGGATTCCCTGATATTGCAGTAGGTATAGATGAGTGTTTAACAATTGAACCCAGGTTGCTCCCAGTATACTTCCTTCCTTCCTGAGATACTCTGATCCTTGAGAAACACATCTTTCAGCAGCTGTAACACAATCTGATGAATGAGAAAAATCTATGTAGCTGACTCTACTCTTCACATCAGGATTGAAGTATCCATTATATGTCCTGAATATGGAATTGAACTCACAGATGAATTTAGAATAGCAACTTTTGTAATTGTTTCTCTTGATTCCCGACAATCCATTTATCTTGTTTGTTATGAAGAAATCTAGGTTGAATGCTTTGAATGGTTTTATGTCTCCGAATTCAACGCATCTACAAACATCATCAGAAGTATCATAACTGTGGATGCTCAAAAATGCAGGTTTTTCTTCAAATTTTATCCTTAACAGAACACTCTCTATCAACCTCAGATTATCTGCCGCCAATATACTGGATGTATTTCCATAGACACCTTGAAACATTCCTTCGGGTGATTCCAAGTAGCACATTTCACTGTTTCCCATTTCTGGTATCATGTTCGTGGACCTCACTCTAGCTCTATAATTCAACGATTTTTTCAAAGTCTCATCACCTATCATTGGAGCAAGAGCTAGCAAAACTGGCAGTTTTATAATCTTATTGCTAAAAAGCTCAAATTGTCTTCTGAGTAAACTCCTGAGAAAAGGATTCCTTATTCTAGAAGCTAAGACAAAGTATAGGACATAAGACAGTTGACTTGGACCCCACTTACTACAATCTGCATTATCGAAATAGAAGTTTTGC